TTTTAGCTTTAGTAAATATAAGAATAAACTCAACATCTATATCAAACTCAGTATTATATTCCGGTTCATCAATAGAAGGTGACGGTGGAATAATATATGGATCTGCTAAAGTATATTGAAGAGAGAAATTAGAATCTTCAATAAGTAATTTAGTTGGAATTTTATGAGTTGTTTCTATATTAACTAATATATCATGTTCTAATATACTTAACATTTTTAATAAAGCACTAGTATTAAATATACCTATAGTTCCATCTTCTATATTAAGATTACATTCTATATGTCCTACTAAGTCTTGATACGGAGATACAAAATTTGTATGTAATTTACCTCCAGATACATTCCATTTAACGCTTTCAATAATACCTCCAAGGTAATATTTTTCAATACTTGCTACTAAGTCTAATTTTTGAATCATATTTTAAATGTAATAATTGTTTTTTAGTTATCCAAATTTAAAGAATTTATTTATATTACTATTAAAGATAGGTTTACCCCATTTTAGGTCATCATATAAACTTTCTAATTTATTCCTTAACACAGAATCAAATAACTGTGTTTTATCTAAATATTTTTCTATAAACTCAGTAATAAATGGAGGATCGTCATACCCATTAAACCCTATAACCTCTATATTGTATGGATTATCTTTTAAATAAGCTATAAACATTTTATCTCCTATCTGGAATGTATTAAATTGTTTGTCTAGTTTTTTAAAACGTAATATATCGTTATAATATATAGCCGATTTAGTATTAATTGGGCATTTTAATCCTAATTTAGAAAATATTTCACCGGCTTTGGGAGGAGAAGCAATGTATCCTCCTATGTTTTTTAAACCTGTAGGTTTTAATAATAGTCTCCAATCTACAGTATCTATACTCTCTCTAAATGCTAATATTTGTTTATCTATATCTGGTTTGGGTTTCCCAAACATTATATCTTGAAGCAATTGTTTACTGAAGTTTCGAAAATATGGTGGGAAATTTGATTTCATCAAGTCTAATCCCTTAATATCTAGTTCTTCTACAGGAACACCTTCTTTATTTACAATAAATTGAGCATAGCGTCTTTTACCTGCAAAGTATCCTCGTTCAAGTACAACCTCTTGTTTTAAATCGAAGTAATGTTCTCTATCATGTAGGTTAAATAATTCAACTACTAAATCATGTAAATTATCATTTGCAATTTGTTGTACTTCAGTAGCAATTTCTAAAACATACTTAACTGTTTCTTCTCTATTGTTTAAGTCTAAATCAGGATATCTTTGTCTAAGTAAATCTTTAACTTGAATAAAAAGTGAATCTGTATCTGATGTTACAATGTAATCTATACCTTCTGTATTGATTTGATTATTCATCCATTTATTCACATGTTTAATGGATTCTTGAATTAAGCGTTGTCCTGTAAGTGTAATAGCTTTTGATATAAATTTGTGACCATCTGTATATCTCCAACCATTAATAGCATAACATCCATAAACATCATTTAATTTAATTTTATAAGCATGTTGACGTCTATTGTAGAAGTCTCCTAATATTGGGTCTTTTTTAACTTTAAAGGCATCTTTCATTAATGCTTTATATTCACTTCTCTTATTAAACCAGTCAGTTAATATTTCGCATACTACACTTTCTTTATCTTTTCTAAAGATGACACCAGGTGCAGATATTATATAGTTTCCTTGTTCAATAAACTTTATTATTTTACTTACTTTTACAGTTGATCGAGTAATACTTTTATTTTCATTTACTTTTTCAATAGTAAGATCCATTTCTGGGTTTAGTAGTTTTAATTCTTTTAATGACCATTGGTTATCGTATTTGTCTCTATTTACTATACGACCTACTAAAGTTTCAATACCCATGTTTAGAGATCTAATAATAGAAGGATATAATGATGTAAAATCTAAATCAATAACCCATTCATATAAACCAGGTACTGGATCTTTTAAGTAACCACCAGCATATTCTTCTTTAATGTCTCTTAGTGAAGGATTATAGGTTGTAGGTTTATTTGGTGAAACTATCCCTTTACGCTTTAAATAAGTTAAAATAGCGCCCTCATTTAGCATAGTTGACATATATACCTGATTGTAGGGAGTATGGCATAAATGACATACTGTAACTGTTAAATCGATAAATTTAAGTTTTTTTTCTAGTTCAATTATAATTTCAACATCTCGAATGTTGTAATCAATAAATTTTTGAACATCTTCCTGAAATAATTTATCAAGTGAACCTAAATATTCTATTTTTCCTAAATTAACATATTTAGTGCCTATATTTCCTAAAGCATAAGATGGTTCTTGAGTTGTTACATATTTTTTAAATAGCAACATATAGTCTAGATGATTTAAACCAGCTATAGTTGTTGTTTTAACTCCCAAAAATTCATTGCTATCTACTTGTTTTAACGGCGATAAACGCGCGGCCTCTGTTTTTCCCAATACCTTGGCGATTCTATGGTATAAGTATGGTATATCGAAGAATTCGCTGTTCCAACCGGATATAATTGTTGGGTCTAATTCTTCCCATTTATCAAGAAATTGGGATAATAAATCTTTTTCAGATGTACAAGATATAATATGTTTGTTATCTGTTTTTGATGATGGTAATTTTTTAGCTTCATCTAATACATAACAATAATACTCTTTAGTAGTGTTATCATACACAGCAATAGAAGTTATTTTACCTTGGGGATCACGAACACTATCTTGAGTAAGTGCTCCCGCTATTTCACACTCAATATCTAAATAAACTATATTTTGATAAGAAGGAACATCATCAGACTCATAATAAGCATCAACTAATATTCTAGTATATTTGTCAACATCACTTTCAAATACATTTGGATCTTTATATCCATACTGTAATGTGGGAGATACGCGTTGTCCATCTAATGTTTTATATTCACCGCTATCATTGGGTACATAACATGTCGCACGATAAGGGAAGGTAACCCATCCCTTTTTATCGTCGCGCACATGATATTGTTTAGTAGTTCTATTATAATAGATACTTTGGTACATAACTTTAATTTTTTGTAAATATAATAACCTTTTACTTAATTCTCACGTCTTTCTTCAGGTTTATAAAAAACTATTCTATCATGAAGTACAGGTGATGCTAGTAACACTGCTGGTTTTATATTTCCTTTAACTGTTTCTTGGAACATATATGACATCCAAGTTTGTTCATATGGATGTTCCCATTGAGTATCTAAGAACATTTTTTGATTACCTTTTTTATTTACAATCATAGGCCAGTTAGCATAATATGCTTCTCCTGAGATGTAAGATAATTCATTATGAACATCTATTTTATCAAATTTAGTTCTAGGTGCATATGGGTCTAAACCACTTATTGGTAATTGATCGTAATCAGGCCACATATATGTTCTAACAGATTGAGGTACATTATACCAAGATACTTGAATATTGTTATCCATATAAACTTCAGTGAATGACAATTTTAAGAAATCAAAATCTTCTTTAGCCATTATTTCATGTACTTTTTTATATAAGTCAGGAATATAACTTTTAAACCCATTTCTGCAGAATCCTTGTTCTGAGCTTGGGTGTAATCCCATATCATCTTCAAAGAAGAAATAATAATCACTATCTGATTCTTGGAAATGTTTAGCAGCAAATAATCTACCACCATTTATACCTACATTTCCTTCCATAGGAATGTATTCAAAATTATATTTTTTAGCTAATTCTTGATTTTTTGTTCTAGCAGTTTCATCAGTTGAATTATCTAATAAAATTTTTCTAGGTTTAGACATCCAATCAGGTGAATTAGCTTCCCAAGTAGCAACAGTATGTTCTATTTGTTCTGGGAAGTTAAAAGTTAACATGTAAAGTGATGTTTTAGAAATATTAGAATTGTATACTCCTTTTGGTAGTACATGAGCTCGACCACCGTTATTTTCTAATCTTACATTATCTTCCATTAAATCTTGAATAAATTTAACTATGAGACCATTTCCTTCTAAAGCATATCTTCTATAAATGTGTGGTTCTAAATGAGCCATTATACTAAATAATGATTCTTCAGTCCCCATTAATCCAGATGCTAATGTATCTTGAAGTAAATGATAATAAGTTCCATTGGCTTGTGATAAGAAATCTTTATGTCCTCCAAATAATCCACCTCTACAAACATATTTTACTTCTTCACGAGCATATTTGTTTATAGCTTTAAAATCAAATCCATGAATTTCACTGTCTGCTTGATACGGATAACTTAAAAATAAGAATGTATTTAAATGAGGAATTAATTTATCTAAACATTTATTTTCTGTAAAGTATTTTTCATATACTGTATTTGTTATTCCAGCATCTAACCATATAAAATAATCTGTATCAAATATGTTTAATATTTTAGCATCATGGAGCATAAACATTTTTGATTGTACAATTGGATTATACCATTCATTTGATGCTTGTGGCGAACCTGCTAACCATCCTGCTTGACTAAGCCATTCTGGATTTATTCTGATTTCTTGGGTTTTGTCCCAGAATTGTTGGTAAAAATTATTTTTAATATCTTCTAATTCAAACACTCTAACGTGAGTATTTGATCTACTACGTTTTGCCCAAACTAAATGTTCTAAATCTTTAGGAACGTAAATAAACATATTTACAGGCATTTCTAAAAATTTATTAAAATTTTCAATATAATGCTCAAAACTTCTACCTGCGCGACTAATATCCCATAGTCCTGTAACTACTGTTAATTCTTTATTATCAATTTCTATTGTTTCCACTGTTTCTACTTTTGTCTTTTGTATAACAATATGATTTCCTTTATTTACTACACTGTATCCTTTAGTTAATTCTTCAAATTCATCAAGATATTCAATTAGTAATTCTTCAGTACCTGGGTATCCTCCTAAATCTTCAATAACATAGATTCCTCCTTCTTTTAATTTAGAAAATAAATTTCTTAATGTTTTAACTTGATATTTTGGATCGTGATTTCCATCATCAATAATAATATCAAATTCTAAATTATCTAAATAATAATCACAATATTCTTTTTCAGAAGAATCAAATAAAAATGTTTTAATTCTTTCTTCACTAAACATACAATCTTTAGCTATGTCAATACCATATACTTGGGCTTTAGAGAAATAATCTCTCCACACACGTAATGATCCTCCTGGTTTGTAGAAATCGAAATGTCGAACATTTCCAGCAAATGAGCTAGGTATTTCTGGGTTTAATGTTCCTAATCCTATTTCCAGTACTGACGTTACTTGGTCTTTTACAGGTGTAAATAAATCAGAGTAAGTGTAAGTATAACCACTTAATGTTTTATCAGTACCATATTTTTCTACTAATTCAAATAAATCCATTTTTTAATATTTTTTAAAATAATAATCTTCTATAATTAAACAATCCATTTCTGTTTTTTCAAGTATTGTAAAAGCATCTTTACAAGTAGATAATATTGGTTTTCCATCTACATTAAATGATGTATTTAATAAAACACCAACACCTGTTTTTTCTTCAAATTTAGTTAATAAATCGTATAACCATTCATTTTGTTCACGTGTTACAGTTTGAACTCGTGCAGTATTGTCTACGTGTGTGATAGCTGCTAGTTTTTTTCTCCATTCTGGTTTTACTGTAGGGCAGAATGACATCCATCTTGATTCCGTTTCCCATTCAAAGTATTTAGATATATCTTCTAAACGAACTACAGGAGCAAATGGACGATACCATTCTCTATGTTTTACTTTAGCATTTAATGTATCTTTCATCTCTGGTGTTGATGGGTTACAAAGTATACTTCTGTTTCCTAAAGCTCTAGCTCCATGTTCTGATCTTCCCCTAGCTACTCCTACTATCTTCCCATTAGCTAAATCATTAACTAAATCATCTTGATTTAAAAAATTAGATAAAAAATGAACATTACTATTTTGTATATAGTAAGACAAATTATCTAGATCTAATAATGTTGTACCTGAATAAGTACTGTCAAATGCTTTTTCTGGTTTTAGATGGTTTAAAAGTATACCTAAAGCAATACCACAATCATTAGGGTCAGGTGCTACAAATACATCTCTCTTAAATTCAGTTACTAAACGCGTATTTAGCAATATATTTAAACCACATCCTCCCGTTATACCAATTGGTAAGTCTGGATATCGGTTCATATATGGTAGTGCTACTTCTAAGAAACTATCTTCAAAAGCTCTTTGTGTTGTTGCTGCTATATCCCAACCTAATTTACCTTCTATTCTGTCATATATATCAAACTTAACACCTATTTTTTCTCCTAATTCATCTACATGTTGTTGAAAATCTAAACCATTAAGATTACTTTTATAAAATTTCATAAAAGCAGGTAACCATTTTTTCTTTACTTTACCATATGAAGATAAACCCATCATTTTACCAGGATATACAAGATTACCGGTTCCTAAATCTTCAAAATTAATATCTTTAAGATAATGACCTAACATCATATAAGGAAATCCTAAATCATAATGAATGTGAGGACTATCAGATAATGGGCTTGTTACACATTCTAACAATCTTGGTGATTCACCTCTAACACAGTGGTATACATTAAATTTTCCATCATTTCCACCACCATCAAATGAAAATATTAACATTTCATTATGTGGGGATTGATAAAAACATCCAGCTGCATGGCCTTCATGGTGTAAACAGTGTATATAATTTTTAGCAGGTATGTATTTTTCTAATTCATGCTTTTCATATATGATAACATCCGTATTTAAATGATAACAGTTTTCAAATTCTGTTATATTTAATTTTTCCATTATCCATTTAGGAATATACTGAGCGTAGAATAATAAATCTTCTGTTTTAGGACATTTGTATTGAGCTAAACCACTATTTTTATAATTAAGAAATCTCTCTAATTCTAATACTAAGAGTATTTCATTATTTTCTTCCACAACATAAGCGGCGTTGTGGGAACCGTAAAAAGCTATATTCGCCATATTAAATTAAAGGTTTTAAAAAGAAATGAGAGAATGATATTTGTCCTGGTGTGAATATATTTTTCCAATCTTCATGGTAAAATGTATCAAAATACCAATTTTTAAACCATTCTCTATTAGTGGTATTTATGTAAGCCATTATTTCCTGTTCTGTACATATTTCATCTACTTGAAGTATCTGTTCTATTACTTCTTTAGATTTATTAATATACTGTATCATTAAATCTGAGTTTCCTCCGAATATTCCTGCTATAGGATAAACAGATTCATAATTTGTATTTAAATTTAATTTTTTATTAAATTCATGTAGATCATCATCAGTTGAATGCCTATGTAAGTTAATAATTTTATCCTCAGCATACACATTTATTTTGTTTAATATTTCTGGTGTGAATGCTTTGTTATAATTGTATACTTTATACTCATTTACCATATATTCACTTCCATAAAACGTAGCGAATTCAGGTTCAATATTATATTGATTAGCAGAAGAAGGAAATAATCCACTATGAGATAAACCAGCATCAATCCAATACAGTTGAATATTAGGTTCATATTCCATTTCTAAGAATGAATATTTCATCCAATATATAACAGTAGGTCTAGTATAAAATCTAACACTTTCAGGATTATTATACAATTCTGATTTGTTTGTTCTTATTTTATGTACTCTGTCTTGGTAAGGATTATCTTCAATATTATATATTTTAATAGTTAAATTTTTAAGATTAAATTTTTCTTTTAATTCTACTAATTGATTATATCCTTTATCTCCATAATCAGTATAACATACAGTATGTACTCCCAAGCCACAAATTGTAGCTAAGGAGTATTTATACCATCTATCTCTATTTAATTGACCCCAGTAAGGTTCCCCATTATGAAATGGGTAGTATGACGTTACAATTTTAGTTTCCATAATTCACTGGCCCTTCTATTCGTTCTACCCATTCTTGAGATTTACTATGAGCCCAAATAACCCATTTTGATGGTACTTGATCTATTAAGAAGAATTTTTCTTCATTATACCAATCACCTTGAGTTGCCATAATTTGTTTTATCTGATGTTCATTATAATCCTCTCTCCAAATTTGATTTCCATTTTCATCATCAAATGCTACAACCCAGAAGTCATAGTCTGAGTGTTTGAAGGTAGATTTATTGAATTGTAATAAGTGGTAGAATGAAAACATAAATGAGTTTTCCCATTCTTGATCATCTTCAATAAATGGATTTGGTGGATAATTATTATCTAGTGTGTATCGTTGTACTGCTCGTTTCTTAAAATGAATACCAGCATATTTTTCATAATCTCTTAAAGTACGCTCAGTTCCTAAATCATAACCAGTTAAATCAAATCCGTTATCTTCTGTTTGAAGTAATTGTCTAATTTTAGCTCTAGCTATATTTTGCTGAGACCACCAATCTTCACCTCGTTTAGATTGATCATCCCATACTAGGATACCATCACGTTCTTCTCTCATAGTAGCATGCCATACAACTAATTTATGTGGGTGGAACATATCATAACCATGAGTATATGAACGCACAGTTAAATTTAATTCTTCACCACTAAAATATATATCAGCATCATGGAGAACAGTTTTAGCCCAATGACTATCAGCAAAGCAAAAATGTCCTGATAAGAATCTTGATGGTGCGGGTTCTGTCATATCTTTCCATCCGTGTAATAATCCTGGTCTAATAAAAATAGTTCCATGAGGATAGAATGAGGCAAATGTTTGTTGCCAAGGTTCCATAGTACGCTCAACAGGATCATTAAATGGATTATAGTAAGGTAGATATGCAGCTAATATAGGTTTTTTATGACCTTTATCTTTTAATTGATCATGCATTTCAATTAATGTAACATCCCAATCTTGTGCAAATCTATGATGTGAATCTAATTGACAAATGTATTCCTCGTTTGTAATTAATGTATTAATTTGATAACGAGCATAAGGTAATCCTTTAGCTTCTGTATATGGTATATCAATAATTTTGAAATGCTTATCTTTTCTGTAAGCATCAATATTATCAAATCCATCCTCATTATTGTATTGACGGCATATACCAAATACTAATCTTTTAGGATATTTTGCATTATTTAATGCAGATTCTATTGTAGGAATTAATTCAGGTTCTCTATACGCTGGTAGATGAATGAATATTTTGCGGTTTTCTGCTTTTTTCATTAATAAGGTATTTCGTTTTGTATTATTTCGTGATTCCATTCTTTAGATGGACTGTGAGGCCATAGTAACCAACTTGTTGGATATTCTACACAATCAAATTCTCGCCAAATATCATAAAATTGTCCTGGGCTTCCAAGTTTTATTCGGTTAATTTCATCAACATCAGCATCTTGTCTATTAATTTCAACACCGTTTTTATCCTTAAAGGCTATCACCCAACAATCATAATCTTCTTCAGTAAGTGAACCTTTATAAACGTTAATACAATATTTAAAACGTCGAGTCATATTAGCTTCCCATTCTTCTTCAGTTGTATATGGTACTGGTAGTAGTTTGTGTTGAGATGTGTGAATATGAACACGTTTTCCTTTAAAATCAACACCTATGTAATGTTCAAATTCTTTTAATGTTCGTTCAGTTCCTAGATCATATCCTACAAAGTCAAAATCTTCTCTGCTTTCATCATCTATACCAAATAATGCTCGATATTTTCTAAATGAACGTTTATCTAAAGGTGAAAATTGATGATCATCCCAATGACGTTGTTTTCCTTCTCTAGTATATTCATGCCATATAATAGGAATGTGAGGATGAAACAAGTCATACCCATGTGTATAAGCACGAGCAGCTATTGATGTTTCTTCTCCATGGAAATATAAATCAGGATCGTGTGGCACTTCATGTACGAAACTACCTAAAGTAAAGGCAAAGTGTCCCGAGTATAGTCTAGCAGGTATTGGTTCTTTAATATCTCTCCAATTTGGTACGTAGTCAGGAGTAATAAATATAGGACCCTCAGGCATAAATCTATCATAATTTGTATGCCATATTTCTATATTTCTACCTTCAGGATCATTTTTAGGAAAATATCCAGGTAAATATGCAGTTAATAATGGTTTTTTATGACCTTTAGCTTGAAGACCTTTTAACATATTAATTAGAGTCTCATCCCAATTCTTATCGAATCGGTGATGAGAATCCAATTGTAATGTGTATTTTTCTCCGTTATATTGTCGTTGAAGTTTATTTCTGGCCCAACATACGCCTTTTGCATCTTTGTAGTTTATATCCAATATATTAAAGCGAGGATCGTTTTTATATTGGTCTAAAGTATCCCATTTATCTTCTTTAGAATGTTGCCAAGCAATACAGAAATGTAAGTTTTCTGGGTATTTTGCATTGGATATACAATTTTCTAAAGTGGGAAGTAATTCCGGGTCTCTATAAGAAGCGATTTGTACAAATATAATTTCGTCAGAAATCTTTTTTTTAGGCATAACTAAGATTTATATTATTTTTTCTTTGGATAATATTTTCTTTTTTTCTTTGGCTTGTCAATAGGAAATTCTGGTTTTTCCTGTTTTTCTTTTTTAACTTTAGGTTCATCAATACCTACTGCTTCTTTAACAACTTCATTTATTTGACGTGTCGCTGGTGTTTGGATAGTAACTTTTCTAGGTTGGAATTTTTCTTCTTTTGGTTCTTCTCCTAGTTCTTTGTTTACATAATACTTCTTAGTCATTTCTTTTAAGGATTTTTGTTCTCTTGTAACAAAGGCTCCTACAACCGCTGCTATAGCTACAATAGCAATAATTAGGATGATAATATCAAATCCGCTCATAATAATTTGTTTTAAATGTTAATAATTTGGTTAAATTTTGTTTTGGTAAATATCTTCTTCAGTGAAGAACTGTCTTAAATTTGGTCTAAAGTAATTTATATTTTTCATTACTTTTCTGTCTCTTGTTCTATAAACAATGTAATACGCTCCAACTTTTTCGTAATGACACGCTTCATTCTGCTCGATGCTTCTTTTATCGACTGTTGCTTTAGCTTCGTCTTCTGTTTTGCAAGCTTTAGATAAATTTGACGCTTGAACTTCTTGATATGCTGGCCATATCTTATCCTTAAGGCCATGTAACATAGCACCGTTCCCAAGGGAAACATAAGCAATATCACACAAAGCATCCAGAACCTCAACGATGTCTCCTCTTTCGCAAGCGTCTCTATATTCTTCAAGTTCTTCAAGGATGAAATTGTATACAAATTCCCATTCTTTTCTTTGGGGGATAGTTGGTTCATAATTGTTTGGTTTGCCCATTATGGCATTAAATTCTTCTACCTCGTCGATAAAAGGTACTTTTGGTTCTGTTATCATAACTATATTAAACTTTATAATCTTGTATTGGTTGTGAATCTTTTTTTTCCCATGGATAAATAATCCACTCATCTCCTTCATGTATTGATGCCCATAAATTAGGGATATGACATGAGGTATGAGGTTTATAATGTAACACTGCTGTATAACCTCCAATGCTATTTTTTAATGTTACCCCAGTATCAGCAATATCATCTATGACTAATGTATTAGGTAACATCACGTCAGACCACGGCAAACCTAACTTATGTGACACCATTACAGCAGGTATAAGTCCACCACGTTTTAAACCAAATACTGAATCAATATTAGGTTGTTCAGTAATTATTTTTTCACATAATTTATCTACTAGTTGGGATATGTCATCCCAACTTAAGTATATTTTATTATTTACTTTTAACATATCTTAAATATTATGTCCACCATTATTAATCTTTAATGAATCAAAGAATTCTTTACGAGCATTATTAGAATCATCTCTAAAAGCACCACTTGCTTTTGTAGTAACCATTGCAGCACCTTGATGTTTAACACCTCTACAAGATACACAATTATGAGTTCCAACTATAGTAACAATAACACCTAAATTACCTTCTGTAATTTTATCTACAGCATTGTGGATAGCTGATGTTAATTGTTCTTGGATAGCTCCTCTGCGACCAAATAATTCTACAATACGATTTAATTTAGATAAACCAATTACTTGACCATTTTCTCCTGAGATATAACCAATATGAACTACACCTCCAATTGTTTGATGGTGATGTGAACACATTGAGGTTAATGGAATATTTCTTTCAATTATAATACCATCGTAACCATCACTTGGGAATGAGGTAATTTCAGACATTGCTGTATATCTTCCTTTCCATAAATCGTGAACGTAAGCTTTAGCTACACGTCGTGGAGTTTCCATTGAATTTGGATCATTTCTCCAATCACATTTTAGGGCATCTAAAAATAAACCATATGCTTGTTCAGCATCATCGATCATTTTTTCCTTTTCTTGATCAGTAAAAGGGAAACCAGGTGCAACACCATTAGCAAATCCTACTTGTACTACTTCTAGATTAGTGTGACTCTTTCGTCGTTTGTTTTCCATAACAATAAGTTGTTTTTTTATCTTTACTAAATGTAATAAATTTTATTTTAATATCCAAATAACATTATACTTCTCTTTGGTCTTCAAATGCAATGATATGAGGTCTCCAAGTTAATCTATAACCATTATCTCTAACCCAATCAAACATTTTAGGATATGATTTAAATAAAGCCTCTCTTGAATCACCAGCTGGCATGAACCATACTTTATCTTGCGGTATATCTAATACTTTAATACAACCCATAATTTCATCTAATGCGCCTTGATCTTCACCATCCCATACAGGTTTTAAATGATAATCCGAATGGTACGCTATCATTTTAGACATTGCATCATAGTTAAGTCTTAATTTATTATGTTGCTTAATCATTTTTTCATCCGTAACAGCTCCTTGAGGTGTAAGTACTCCAACTTTAGGAACCGAATTACTAAACTTAGGTGATATGGAAAGTAAATTAATAGGATAGTCAGTCTCTAGAAAATGAGAGCCTTCAGTTTCGATTGTAATGAAGATTTTTCTTTCATGTGCAAAATGTGTTAATTCATTTACTAATGCTGGATGCATTGTAGGTGATCCTCCTGTTAGCATCATCTCTGTGATGTGAGGATTTGCATCATACATGTTAATAATGTCTTGGAAAGTAATATGTCCTTTTTCAGGATGTATACTTGTGTACCAAGAATCGCACCATCCACCTTCACCAAAATAACATCTGTGAGTACAGCCTGTTGTTCTGATTACTACGGTTGGATAGCCTGCTCTACTTCCTTCTGATTGTACTGCTGTATAAAGCTCTACAACTGGGAGTGTTTTGTTATAGTCTTCTATTCTTTTCATAACTTTAAATTTTTGTAAAGATAATAAAAGGTTGGGGATTATCCAACCTAGTATTATTCTATTTTTATTAATTTATTCTCTTTTTCCTTTATGTTTATCTAACTTATCTAGGATTTGAGTTAATAATTCATTTTTAACTACACCTACCATTGAGGCATTTTTTAATATAGAAATTAATTGAAACACTAAAAATGGAGCTATAATTGTCTCACTTAACCATGATGTTCCTGTAAATCCTTTTTCTATTGTTAGGATTGCTGATAGCATTACTACCCAGAATCCAAATGTTCTTAATACTTTTAAAGCTCTATAAGTTTTGAATCCTTCTTTTTTAACTCCAGCCCATACACCGAAGAACCCATCAGCAAATACTACAAATGCTACTGATAGGTACTGTTCGATGTTATCTGCTGTTAGATTCATAAAGTATGAACCTATAAATGCGCAAGCTGTTGTCAATGATAATGTAATTAAAAGTGAAGTTTTCATCTTATATTTAACTATTTAACGTATTCGTAATACTTTTTAGTTTTTTCGTTTCTATCTGCTAAACCATGAGTACCACCGTTAATTCTTTTTGTAAGAGCTAAGATAGCTGCATCATTAATTCCTTTATCACATATCTCCCATAATTTGTTTTTATCAAAGAAGAACATTGCTGATTCAAATGAATATTCTGTAGCTACTAAGTCAGGGTTAGTCATGATTTCTGGTTTTTGTAAATACTTAGCGAATGCAGCATAATTATCTTTTCCAGTTAATTGTAAAGCACCTCTACCTCTGTATTTCCAACCATCTCCTGATTTTTCATCACCATTACCCATTCTAGATGCGTAAACTCTGTTAGCGATTTTTTCAGGATTTCTAGCGTAAGATTCTTCTAAAGTACCTGGAAAATATTTTCCAAATATACCTTGAAGACCTTGAGCTGAATAGTTTAAATTTTCAGAAAACAATTTATAACCACCTGTTTCGTGAGCTGTTTGTGCAAAGAAATGCGCAGCTCTAACAGGAGTTAATTTATAAAACTCCATTGCTTTTTTCATAGTACCAGGACCGAATGCTCCGTCTGCTGTTACTCCTATTTTAGCTTGTAAACTTTTTAAGCTCATAATTATTCTTCTTTTTTACCGTTTTTAAATCCTGCAAATTTCTCTAATACATCTGGAAGGAATGATCCTAATGTAATGTACATAAATGCATCGAAGATGTACTCGTTTAATTCTAATGCTTTACCCATGTAACCTGTTACTAGGTCTACTACAATGGCAATTACCATTACCATAAATGACATGAATCCAATTACAACTTTTTCATTGTAATCATTTGATTTTTTAAAAATACTGAAAAATCCCATAAAATAATTTTTTAAGTTAGTTAATAAACAACCTATTTGACGGAACATATTTTTCATAAACGTAATTTGCGATAAATATTAAAATTTTAGTTCATCAATGGCTTCTATTAAAGCTTTTTTAACTGCTCCTGAGAATGCAGTCTTGTTAAATGGTAGGTTATCGTCGTTCAAATCTAAGAATGTTGATTGAACTGTTACGTTTGCTTCTCCTTGACCCCAATATTCCTCTTTTCCTATTATAAGTCTTAGTTTTACAATAGTAACTTTTTTAGTTTTAGAGAATGGACCAAAAGATGTATTTGTTGAAGGTGCTTCTACTGATAATACTTCTACTTCAACTGGGGTTCCATTTTCACATATATCGTATTTTTCAGATAATATTTCTTCAGTCATTTGTTTGATACCAAACACAACTCTTTCTTTTTTCATTTCCGGTGCTTCTATTTGTGAAGACACTTTTGTTACTTTATAACATTCTTTAGTAGCTGTATCAGCTGATAGTAAGAACAGTACCGATAATAGTAGTAATATTTTTTTCATAATTAAAATTTTTATCTTCCAAAAAGGAAGTTTGAGACTTTATCATAAAACCTTTCAAATAATTGATTTAATTTTTTCATAATTAAAATGTTAATTTTCCTCCTGTTAGTATTTGGTAGTTTAAGAATTCTTTACCTGCTTCGTATACTCCTGTAAAGCTTACATTAAATTTAAAGGTCTTAGTTATTTTTAAGTCCCATGAATTGAATGGTACTACTATTATTCCTGCATCCCACCATTTACCTTCATAGAATTGAGTGAATGGAGAGTATACTCCTAATACAAGTACGCTAGTACTAACTCTATCACTTAGTTTAAAACTACTATGTCCTCCAGCTACAGCTGATAGATTTAATAGAGCTCTTTCTCCCATTTTACCTGCTGTAAAGTTAACCCCAAACATTCCTGTTAACTTACTACTCACTTTATATGATTCTAATACTGTAGTTGTACTAAAGAAATTTTTATCAAAATCCATCATAAGAGATTGAGCACCTACTGTATTTAGTTTTTTAGATTTATTAATCCAAGATTTATAAAAAGTAACATTTAAGTTATTAACTCCTGAGGTAAAATTAAATAATACTCCTTTAATTCTAGTTCCCCTAGTATTGGCATGAGTTATACTCCCTACAAATCTAAAGTTCTGAGTTTGATCAGTATTGGCAATAGCTACTATATCTCCTGAGGCAATTAAACTTCCTACACTTTTAGCAGCAGTATTAGATTTTTTACCTCCACCTGATGTTCCCCCACCTGATGAACTTCCTCCTTCAGCTGATCCTCCGTCTACGGAGTTTGATAAAGAGTTAGCTAAGTTACTTCCACCTCCACTTGATCCTTCTACAGATGACTCAGACGTTGAACCTCCTGTTGAAGTTGGTTGATTTGGATTTGTAGTTTCTCCTCCTTGTTGAGGTGTTCCTGATGAAGGTTGTGAAGGTGTTCCTCCAGAAGAGTTAGGATTGGTTTGGCCTCCTTGATTTTGGTTACCTGTTGGGCTTGTTCCAGTAGTTCCTGAATTCGTTCCTGCAGGTGTATTTGAATCTGATTTTTTGTCATTTTTTGAGTTTTGGTTAGTACTACCTCCTTCACTTTGTGAAGAATTTGTTACGCCTCCGGCTGTAGCTGTCATAGAACTCCCCATAGATCCTCCTATGGTTGCTATAGATTGAGCTACATTTGTCACAGATATTACATTTGTGACAACAGTTAATGTGTTAGCTACTGTAATATTAGTTATACTATTTACAATGGCTGTAGTTACGGACTCACATGGTGAGTTAGAATTTTGTTGGGATACTTGAGCTATCCAGTTGTCAAAAACCCCTGAAGAAAAGTCATTTGAAGTAAATATATTTTGATTGTCAAAATAGTTTACCATTACACCACCTCCCGCAGGTACGTAAATACTCTTTGATACTAAGGTGCAAGGGTCTTTGTAAGTATAGGTGTATTGACTCCAAGAAGTCAGGGCTGAGAATAGTAAGAATAATAGTATCCATTTTTTCATTAGTTCAGAAATATACCCTTTTTAATCATTTTACTTACTACTCTTGAAGAGGCAGTTTCTAATGACTTTTTGGTAGATACTCCGATTGTTGATTGATTAAATTTAATATCGTCGAGTCCATCTAATAAGTTTGCCTTCTTCACTGTAACTGCTTCACCAGATCCTGATCCCGTGATTATTTCACCGCTTTGTGCATCCACAAATCTTACTTGTAACCCTAATATTGTTTTTTGTTTTATTTCAGCTCCTGAAGTTGTTACTTCTTCGTCTTCACCTATGCTGAAATCATAAACTTCTATATAAACAAAATACTTTGCTAATATAACATTTCCTTTAACTTCTATTTTATTTTCTGATATACCTTTAGCGGAAGCTATATGTTGGGCAATCATTTTTTGTTTTATTTCTTCTTTATCTTCTGTAAATTTAAATCTATTTGTAGACTCTAAATACTCTAATACTATATTTGATACTCCTAAACCAACTCTTTTATCTTTTAGTTCCGGGTACATTTCGTACAACTCTTCGTTGATACCAATTTTAAGAATCTGAATAGGAATGATAATATCCCCAGTATAATCAGATACTACATCCAATGATTGTTTCTTTTCAAAATCAGCTTTGTATTCTTCAGTCTTAACAGACCCTATGGTTTGAGCAGAGCCTATTATACTAAATAATAAAAATATTATATAAAGTACTTTTTTTACCATGATTCTTTTTGAGCAGGTTGAGCTGCAGGAGCTGGTTGAGCTGCTGGTTTTTCAATTACTCTTTCCTTAACAACAGTATGTGTACCTCCTGATTGTTTTTGTTGATTAGTGTTATTGTTTTGTAAGTTAATAACAACAGGTGCTGCTGCTGGTGCAGGAGCTACTTGTTCTGTCTTTACTTCTTCTTTATCTTCTGAGTGGCCTCCACCAAGTTGAGTTGTTAACCATACTCCTCCTGCTGTTACAATAGTTCCTAGAGTTCCAATAATGGTTTTTTTCAATCCTGATAATCCTCCTTCGTTGTTTGTTTCTTCTGACATGGTTTTAATTTTTTATAAGTTTAAATGTTTTAACAAATTTAGTATTTGTTATTTGTAATAAATAGATACCACTAGGGTAAGATTGTAAATTTTCTTGAATTGAATTATCTCCTTTTACAAAACGTTGTTTTCTATTATGTAAGATACTTCCATTTAAGTCATATACTATTATGTTGTAATCTCCACTTACTGGGAGAGATAAATCTACTGTTACAATATCATTTGTAGGTACAGGGTAAGCTCTACCATTAATACCATCTTCATCTAAAGGAGCAGCATTTTTGTTCATATTAACATATCCATTTGTATTAGTTACGGCAATATCCCATCCTTGTACATCTCCCGCTGTTTTTCTTCCTATTGTTATAGGAGTTGTAGTCCAGTTAGGATTAAGTACTGTAAATTTTAATATGAATAATTCTGTTGGAGCTGTTACAGTATATTGCCCATGTGTTCTGTCATATCCTCCCCATCTTACTTTCCCATTTCCTGTATCCATTGTGTAGGTTAACCAAGTCTGTGCTTTTTCAGATAAGATTATTTCTGAGAATTGTAAAATGCTTTGATCATAATTTAAAGCAAATTCTAAACTCCCTACTCCATTTCCGTTTGTTTGAATAACTACTGGAAGATCTATAGTATTAGATGGAGACACTGTAATCCCAGGCACTTGAAATTGTACCTGGGAGTATAGTGAATTTAGTGATAACAGTGCTATGATTATATAGCGTAGCATATTAGTTACGTCCTGTTCCGTTTGCGTCTCCTAATACTAACAGATAGTAATTAGCAGCTGTTGTATTGTTAATGTTAGCTGAAGTAAATGTTGATACCCCTGGAATTGTAGCTGATAAACTTGTTGTAGCAGCAGCAATTTGATTATATTGAGCTTCTGTAAAGAATAATAAATCAGGTGTATTTGGGTAAGTTGATAAACCTTGAGCTAATCTAGAGAATAATGTATATGAATCTGAAATTGTAATTCCATTTGCTTGGTTAGGGTTAGCAGTGTAGAATTGGATTCCAGTTGGTATTTGTAATCCTGTAGCAAGTTGAGCCATCATATCAGCATCTGCAGCAGATAAAGCATCTGGTGCTGTAAGACCTGGATTTACTTTAACTCTAATTTGCCAGTAGTTCTGATCTAAGTTAGTTGTAAATTGAGCTACCCCTGTTGTAGCAGCAGTATTAACTGTCATTACATCTACCCAAGTTGTTCCGTTTGAAGATTTTTGTAATACAACTGGTACATCTGAAGCTGGGTTAGTTGGGCTATTTAAGAATGTAGCAGCATAGTTAAATACTGGTTCTGTAAATGCTCCACCATAATTTTGTAACCCTAATGTAGTATCAGTTCCATTTGCTAGAGTACCATAAGCTGGATAAGCTGTTGCTCCTGAAAATGCCATAGCGGTCACAGCTCCGTTAGTATAACTTGATTTGAATGGTAAAGCTACGTTGAACATTACTCCGTCAGCGATATTAAAAGCAGCATTTGTTCCTGTGTAAACCCATGTAACTGTTACATTTCCTTCAGTAGCGTTTACTAATGTTTGGAAATAGTTGTTTGTTTCAGCTCCTGTGTAAGTTACTGTTGGAGAATCAAATACGTTTTTGTCATACCAAAATCTGTACTGTACGGCTTTAATAGCTGTAGAACCAGCATTATCATAATAAATTGCAACGTTTGTAGGTGTTGCGCCTATAGGTGCTAGATTGTAACTAGCGTCAAAGATTAAGTAAGGCTTAGTAGCATCAGGTGCTGTAGTTTGTGTGAATCCTGTTAATGATACTAAAACCAAACTTAAAGCTAAAAGTAATTTTTTCATTTCTTTTTTATTTAAGTAATTATTAATTCAAAAACCAGGTGTTTTCACACTTTTATGTTTATAGATAAATATGATAGTTAATTACTATACCCCAATCGTGTTATATAATAATTAGAAGTTCCACCAGATGTTGGATTATTTATTGTTATTGATTGCACTCCAGGATACGTTGTTCTTAAATCTGTGGTCGATGTTTTCAAAGCGTTAAATTCTACTGGTGTAAATATTCTTAATACGGGTAATGTTCCACTATAAGATGGTAATACTCCATTTCTTCTCATAAATACAGAATATACATCAGATACTGTTATATTATTAGTATTGTTAATATCATATCTATAATAATCTAAAGAAGTTAATCCACCATTTAATACTTTATTATTACTATCAGTAGCATCTAATACAGCTAATGCGTTAGTTAATGTTGGTGTATCTATTTGAATATAAAACTCATTTGATGTTGTACTTAACGCAGTATTAAAATTATAATACCCTGATGTGTTTGTTGTAGATGTTGTGTTTAAAGTCCAAGGTCCTGCGGGTGTTCCTGATATACTTGTACTAGAACCATCTGTTACGAATTGTCTCCAAACTACTAATTTTATATTAGGCTGATTTTTTACAAAATATAAATCCCAAATAGTATCAACTCCTGATTGGGTATATTTTGAATTACCTTCATATCTCACTCTAAATACATCTCCCCAAAAAGGATCAGTATATGCTTCAGTTGATACAAACGTCATATTATTATCCGAAAAACTATTATCAACGGATCCTATGTGAATTGTAGGCGCTGGTGGGTTGGTTGCATTTCCTTGATACCCACTACTATTTGCTGTTCCAAAAGTAAACCAAGAGTTTGCATTTACGTGTCCACTTGAATAAGTGCTTCCCAAGAAAGAAGTTGTAAATCCTGTAGGGAGTGTTATAGCTACTGAAGCTTCATCTGCTTGAGAAGAATACAATACAGATGTTCCTCTATTTCTATTAGCAGGTATGTTTGATGAAAATGGAGCTATTGTTGCTGATCCAGCAGCAGTAGTTACTGTAAAAGCGTTTGTAGTAATATAGTTATAGGTTGTACTGTTGTTTGGAGAGGCATTAAATACATTTCGAGCTAGAAATGTAGATCCATTAGTAACACCGAATTGTTCTGATCCTGCTGTTACAGCTGAATTGCCTGATGTTCTAGTGAATAATTTTACTGCTATCCCTTGTACTCCTATTTCTTTAGTTCCATAAATGTAGCCAGAGTATGTAAAATTTTGTCCATAGGACAAAAAAATACCCCCTATAGTGAGAATAAGGGGGTATAACCATTTTTTGATATGTTGCAAACTAAACTTCATATCGATAAATATAGAAATTTATCTATTTTTTTGCAATTTGTGTAATGTATTTCTTACTAATTCCCCTAATTCAGCATCGTTAGGAGTAGTTAAGATAGTATGATATGATACTTTAACATAATCAATCATACCTAATTCTTCACTATAAGAAACTAATTCTAATTGTTCTTGATTTTCTAAAGCATCATCGATTAAGTGGTGTCCCATAATTACGCGTTTACAATGCTGTTTTTTACACGTTTTTTAGATAAATCATACATAGCAGTTGCTAATGTTTCATTTATTCTTCTTTGTCCTCTTTTAACATAACTAACAAAGCTAGGAGTAAATCCTGTTTGTTCTGCTAAAGTAGTGTTGTCACCTTTTTGTTGACGAGCCATGTAGAATGCTAATTTAGCTGTTCTGTTTAATTGTTTGGTTTTTGTTCTTTTTTTCATAATAATTCTAGTTTTAAATTTAATTTATTTTTATTAAGTTACCGTTCTTTATTGTTAATTTATCCTTTTAATAATTTTTTAGTTGGTTCACAACCATCCTTATCTACTGATAAGATTTTTGCTTCTAATTTATCTACTCTAGAGTCAGTAAATGAAATACTGTCTTGATGTAGGCGATTTACTCGATCAATTTCTTGATCAATTCTACGATTTAATAATTCGTCATTTCTAGAAATCCAATTCTCTATATCAGTTAACTGTTTCTCATGTTTTGTTACTTTACTTGCTGTTCTAAACGCTACCACAACTCCCCATATAAGAAGAGCTATACCAGCACCTAAAACAAATGCTAAAATTTGTTCCATAGTTTTGTTTTTTTAAATTCAAAGAACGGTAATCTTAAATTTGTAGTCAGGACAGGATTCGAACCTGCTCCAGCTTTGCCATAAAGAGTATATTTCAACTCAACCTTGGGGAGGTGCCACCAACCAATGGTCTCCTGACTGTTTGGAATCGGTAAGGGACTCGAACCCTTATCACACATAGAAGTGCTGTTACCCTCTGCCAGCGTTATGCTGATTACACTAACCGATTCTTTTTTATTAGAAACTTACTGTTGAAAGTACTTTAATAATTGTGTTTTCTGGATCAAAATCTTTATCTAATTTTTTAGCAACTAGTAAATCAATTGATGTTCCGTTCTTTTGCTCAACCCATAATTCTTTTACA